CTGCTCAAACAGAGAAGTGGTGGCTGATGTGGTGGAAACGCTTTTCCAGACAAGGGTTTTTGGACGCGAAGTAAGAGTGAGGGGTGAATTCACAAAACAAGTCGACGACACCGACCCCGCCACCGCTATATTCGTCCGACACCGGCGCAACGACAAGGCCACTGAGGCTTGGACTTTTAAAGAGAGGCATATCCCCCCACGCCCCCCAATGCCACACTACTTGGGCGGAGGGCACGCGCTCTTCTCAGCTTTCAACCACGTGTACTGCCCACAATACCCCACTTTCAACCAAGACATTTATGACGAATGCATGGACGAGGACCTGGACTCGTACTTGGACAAAGGTCCGAAAGCTCTCAAGAACATCGCCTACCGCAGTGATCCCGGCCTATCCCCCGGTAAAGCAGAAGTCTTCCTTAAGGGCCAGCAGGTAACCAAACCGGGGACCGCTTTCGCTAAGGCGAAGAAGGGCCAAATGATCACTGGGTTCCAGACCCTGATCAATGCCCGCTTTGGGGGAATGTCCAGGTACATTTATCGGGCTGTTAGGACAGCCTTGCCGGAACACATCATGCTGCTCAACGGCTTGACCTTAGCCGACCAGGAGGGCTGGTTCCAAAGGTTTTGGGACTGGACTAAGCAATGCTATGAAGACGACTTTGTCGCTTTCGATGGCACACAAAATGAAGATTTCCTGGCGTTTCAGGTCTATTTGATGCTGGCCTTGCAACTGCCCCAACACTTGATCGACAGCTACGTTGAGTGGGTCACCCACCTTCACAGCATGATCGGTGAAATGGGAGTCTTTATAGCCTCTGGATTCAAACCCACTTGGGTGTTCAACACGCTGGACAATATGGCATTTGAGGCAGTCAAACATGACTTAACACCCAGCAGCCGCCGCCCAGTCGCCAGGGCCTTCTCCGGAGATGACTCTTGCCACAACGAGCTGGTAGTTGAAAGGGCCGGATATAAGCGCCTGAAGCACGCCTATAGGCTAAAATCGAAAGGGATACACACCGATTACCCCACCTTCTGCGGCACAGTTAACCTCCCTTGCGGCAGCTTCTCCGACCCGACGCTCCTCCTCCAACGAGTCCTCTTTCGCTTGCGCCGCGGCGACCTTGGCACGTGCGCCAGCTCCTATGCTGAGCACTGCACCAGGCTATCCCTGAACCTAGCCGGTGCTTGCGAGACCCTTACCGGGGCACAGCTCGAGCACCACACCCTAACGCGGAGGATACTACGACAC